AAACAGCGGATCGGATCCAAGCGCGGATTGAACGAGTGGACCTTGGCCGGGAACAGGGTTAGCGACGTCCCACGCAGATAGGTACGTCTTCAATTGGAATTCGGTCTTGCGCCGGCTGCCGGTCGGCAAACCCGCATAGGTTCTACTCCCTGTTTTGTCTTTCCGAACCGAAGTCTCCACCTGCTGCCTGGCGCTGAGTTGCACCGCGGAAAAGCGGTCCGCGTGCGTGATGGCCGGAACCGTTCCAAAACTCTGCTCTGTCGCAACGTAAAAACGATTTGCATTTGACGATATATATGCCAAGTTATTCTCCTTGCCTATTGACTTACATCTACTTCGAACGTAATTTTACTGGACTGAACAAAGTGCTTACCCCCTACTTTGACGGCGGAATACGTCACCTCATAGCCACCGGCATACATCAGGTTCTCGGTCCAGGGACCCCGCATGTTTGAGAGCATTGCGCAAATAACATCCGTGTAAAGCGATGTTGCACGGTCAAGGGCTTCCACACGGTCTTCGGAGTGCCGTACTTCCACTGTCATCCTGGCCGTGCCGGAAAACACGCGAAACTTTTCGCGAAGCGTGTTGTTCAGCTTTTCGCAATACACCAACACGCTGGGATAGCTCGCCTGATTAGCCTTTTCCAGCAACTCGCCTGCAACATTTCGGCTTATAAAGCTGCGAATGTCTCCGGGCGAATGCGCGTCGGCCACTCTCAGCGCGCCAAGCATTGCATTTAATCCGGTGTTTGCGCTTAGATGCGTGGCGACATACTCCGTTATCGTTTTGCTGATCTGGATCATATGATGATGTCCCCTTGCTATCCGCGTTGAAGATATCGGTTCAGCCGCCAATGCCGGTCTGGTTCTTGTCCCGCTCCCGCTTTCACTCCGCTCGTTATTGCCAATGACGGCAGATACTCCCAATCCGAGCTCAGCACCAGCGACACATCGTTCTGCCGAAACATCTGCTCCGGCGCGTTCCCCGCGTAAAGATTCCAACCGGTGGCAGTCGGCGGAGGTGATGGAACCATGGTCAAGTCTGCCGCATTGCCATCCGAGACATCGACAGACATCACCAGCGAAGCGCTTGATTCCTGACCGGCGTCGTTCGTATACGTCACGGCGAAGTAATAAGTCCCGCCGGCCTCGGATGCGGGAACTAGCTCCACCGTCGGTTGTTGCGGTCTCAGCAAGGGCGCGCTCACCAGGCCAAGCCCATACTCCACCAACTCGCGACGCGCTGTGCTTGCCAGTACCTCGTACTCCTTGGCGCGAGCCTGATGCCGATCGTTCAACTGGCTGTAGTACGCGTCGCGATAGATCAGGCTCAGCGAACGGTAAACCTGCCACACGCGCATCGCCTTTGACCAAACGACATTTTCAATTTCGCGGCGCTGGCAGAAAAGTAGATTAAAGTCACGGAACTCGCTCCCGCGCAATAACCTTGTTAACTCCAGCTCCATGGCTTCCTGCGCCAGCGCTATCTTGGTGGTCAGGTTGATTCCTTCCGCCGCCGCCACCGAAAGCACATTGGCATCGTATTCGGTCAACGTGTCCACAGTTACTGCCGGCCCGTCTAAGAAGAGCGCCATTCTGTGTTAGTCCTTTGCCGGTTTAGACGAGTGCTTCTGGGGCATCACGACGAACTGAACCCGGTTCAGCGCTTCAAACTCATCTTGTTCTCGCTTCTTGCCGGCATTGTCGGCATGGAACCCGGTAGCCTCCTCTTCGGTCGCTAGTCTCGCCCGCCCTTCTGCAATCTGCTTTGCCGCCACGTGACGGGCCGTCTCAGTAAGTACGCCGGCCTTGCCGCCGTCAGGCGTCGCCATACTGACCACCACCACATAGGGACCTATTAATGTGGTCTCCACTTCACGAATCTTGCTGTAGTACAACCGTAAGTCCACTGTGAGTCTCCCTCGAACCAGAAATAAAAAAGCCCGCGCGCGAACACGGGCCCACATAAGTTGCGGGGAAAGCCCCGAAACAGTCAAACCTAGCAGGTGATTTGGACACCGAAGTTATTGCGAAGAACCGCCGTGCCGTAAAGTACATCAACCGTGAACTGTTGCGACAGCGTATTCGGTTGGTAACTCATCGTTACCCGCATGCCGAAGCTTCCCAGTTCCGCATATTCGGCAATCGCGCCTGTACCGGGCAGCGGCTGCGGCAATCGGCGCACAACCAGACCAAGCCCGTTTTTCGCGAACGCCAGATTGTGGATTGCACCAGGCGCGCTTCCTGTCTTCGCCACGAACTGGCTGCGAAAGACAAAAAAGTCTTTGATTTTGCCGATCGTTCCGTCGATGATCGTGCGCAGACCGGCTTCACCGGCCGTCTGGAATTCGCTGAAGCGCGGAATCTGCCGGAGTTGCGAATACGTCGTCGCGTCCACCACCAGAAACTTCGGCTCACTGGCCGGCAGTTTCGCCTGAAACAGCGACGTTTCCGCCGAATCCAGCATCGCTTCGGTGATCGGCGTACCGGGCGTTCCCAAGGGCGCGTTCGCCGTAAAACCGGCATAAAGAGCCAGCAGATCGCTCTCAATCCGCTCGGCAATCGCTACTACGGCCGGTTGCATGTACACCTTAAGTAGGTCCGGTACGGCCAAAACTTTTGTGATGTCCGGAATCTGAAAAGTCGCTTCCGCATGAGTATTTAAAACAATCTGCGCATTGCCAAGACTCGGATTTTGTGCCTGAACTGTGCCGCCTTCGGCAATGTTGTTGGCAACCAGGGTTGGCGGGATCGGCACGTTCACCGTGTCACCCGCCTGGGCCAGGCTCGGCTCGTAATCCCGGTTCACCAGGTTTCCCATTACTAGGTTTCCCACCAGTGCGGGCAGCGCATCGGCCGCCACAAGTTTCACAATCGCGTTTGCTACATTAGCTGAAGTTATAGATGGCATTTCTCTCCTGTTGATCTGTTTGTAATCTGTAAGTCTGTGTTACACGCTCTACGTGCTTCTCAGCGTTTGCGAGGCGACCTTAACAATCTCCTGGCGTACTCTGTCTAACTCCGCTTTGTCCATTGCCGGGCTGATCTTGTCGATGTCGATTGCGTTTTGCCCCGGCGCCGGAAGCTTCTGGTTACCCGTCAGTCCAGATCCGCCCGTGATGCGAGCGGGAAGAAACTCCGGATTTTCATGCACAAAGTTGGTCAGGTATTCTTTTGCCCCAACTTCCCCCTGATCCGTCTTTGCCACTAACCGTCCATCCTCGCTTCGGAAGATGCCATCCTGGACGGCTCGAAAAGCAAGATCCACCTTCGCTACGCCCAAACGCTGCAGTTCGTTGCGGATTGAAGAATTTCGTTCTGCTTCCTCTGCCACCTTTCGGTTCCGCTGGCTTTCGGCCACCACTTCGTTGAGTCGCTTTTCCAACTGTTCGCGGCGGCTGCGCTCTTCCAGCAACTCCGCCTTGTAAGCGGGCTCTTTCTTGGAAACGTCCTGCCGCATGTATTCTTGAACCGCGCGCTGCACGATCGCTTCCACGTCCATTCCGTTTTTTACCAACTCGTCCACTGTTCCTCCTCCCACTTACTCGGCCTTCCCACCCGCGAAGCTTGCGTCTATCTCCGAAATAATCTTGTCTTTCACATCCTGTCTTATGTCGCAGAAGTACTTCATGGCCAAACGCTTGAAAAGTTGCCCCTTCATGGTGTCTGACTGAATGCCCAAGTCCAACAGGCGTTTTGCATCGTCTAACTCCGTTCCAAAGTCGCCGATGTCAAACTCATCCATCCCTGAAACGTCTACACGCAAGCCGTCCTGGCGGGCAAGATTCACTTGGTGCAGCACCTGCCGAATGCCTTCCTTTACGGTGTCGCCATAGCTGCGCAAAATCTCTTGTGTGATGCCGAAGTCACGCTGTTTGCTGATTCCGCTTTGCCCGGTTGTCGCTTGCGGACCCCCAGCCTGATTAATCAGGTAACTAACCCGATAGATTTCATCTTTCAGGCGGTTCAGATTATCTGATGCGATTTGAAAAACATGTCCCTCCGGTTCAGTCCATCCGAACCGGTCGCCCGGAGCAAGCTGTATATAATAGCTTTCGCCCGTAATCTGGTTCCACTCTTTGTCGGAGTACACAATTGGTTGCGCAAAGAGCCCCATGGTGAGCGCCCAGGCCAAGGCATTCGATTTGTTGAAGTGTTCCAGCTGTAGCAGCGCAGCTTTATTCATCAGCCATAGCCCTTCGCTCACTCGCATCTCGAACAGCGGTACCCGATTCTGACCCGCCAGCCCGTGTTGTCCCTCAGCCGTCATCGTGATCGCGGCCGCGTCGCTTGCTGTGGAATCCTGTGTGTATATGCGGTACTGCTGCCGGTCGTAATACACCCACCGAAGTTCCTTCTTCCAACTCGGGTCCGCCACCCCACCCTGCTTCAAACACTGGGTCCGTATCACCACCCATTCCATTCGCCCTTCCTGATCGTGGCTCCAGTTGATAACGTCCTCGGGGCTGTAATCCACTAAGTAGGCGCGGCTCCGGCCCTGTTGATCTTCTTCCGCCCGCGTCGCTGCTCCCCCTCCCACAACTGGAAACTCAATCGCGGTGTAACTCCGCCCATACACCATTGCCTGGGCCGCGCGCTGCCGGAAGAACTCAGTCAGGCTCGTACCGCGAAGATCGCAGTCGTGAACAAAATCGTGATAAAAGGCGCCAGTCGTCTCCGTCTTCCCGTCCATCTGCAGCACAGGCTCACGACGCATAAGCGTCGCCGCATACCAGTCGATGATCGACCCAATGTAGTTCTCGTAGAACACCCGGCTGAGCCGCTCCAGATACACCTCACCTGGTTCCTTCGCACGCCGGATCAGATACTCCGACGCATGATTCCGGAACTGTTCGCCGCCGGCATACAAGTCTCGGTATTTCCGCCACATGGCTTTCTGCGACGTATACTCCGGATGTTCTCGATTGATGAAATGCATGCTCATGTAGTTTCTAAAGAATCCTATTTCCTTGTTCACCGAAACTTACCGGCGACGTCCTTACGGAATAAATCAAATATCCCAGCGCATCCGAAGAGTGCGTCCTCTTCTTGTCTTTGTTCTTATCGATCTCCTGACCGTCTTCCTTGTAGGAAACCTGTTCCAGATCCTTGATCAGTTCTTTGCATTTTTGGTCTAACATCAGCCTGACCTCGCCAGCCGCGTTCTTCAGCTTGCCGTTCACCGCCTGCACCCGATCCCGCACGAATGGGTTGTGCGTGGGTACCTCGAAAGTCATGCGCTCTCGATGCTTCTTAAAGTGCGCCGTGACAATCTCATAGTCCGTACTGCCTCGCGTACTGCGCGCCTGTCCAGAGGCATCCCCATAGACCGAATAACCCGCCATGTGTCCGCCATATCGCTTGCTGAATTCGTCACACGCCTCTTGCGTGCAAGCGCCGTTCAAGACAATCTCATCCAAAACGTTCACGAATTCGCCATCCACCTGCGCAATCACCGAACAAAGGGGATTCACGTTGAAATCCATCGCCCAGCAAATTGGTAAATGGTGCACAGGGGTCACCGCCTTCACATGTTCTCTATGGTCGAAGGCGCCGTACACCCTCTTTCCGTTGGCGTTCAGATACTCGCCCATTACCTCTTGCCGAAAAAAGGATTCGTCATAGCTGCTTTTCAGCCGATCATAGTAATCGGGAATCGCGTCCAGAATATGCCGGTTTTCAAAGGCCCGCGCGCGAATTACTTCATACCGGTCAGGCGCGCTTCCCTCGATAAACTTCCGATACACCCAGTCGAAGCCTTTTGGTGTCCAAACCCCGAACCCGCATAGCCGCTTCGCCTTCGCATCCCTCAATCGACCTTCCAACCGCAGCCATGCTTCTTCGCGCGTGTAAGTCAGTTCATCCAGTCCGAACCATGCAACATTCGTTCCCCGCAGCCGCTCGAACTCGTCCATCGCGCGGAACAAAATCTGTGATCCGCTCTCTTTCATCGTCAACACGCCGTCTGACTTGTTGAAGCTAAACGGTAAGTTGTTTGTCTCTAGAATCTCTAGGAACGCCGCCTGTGTTGCGTCCCGTAACATCGGGTAAGTGGGCGCGCCAATCAGTCCCGTTCTACCGGCATTGATATAGGAAAGCCGGATCGCCTCATGGCAGAGCGCTTGACTCTTTCCCGAACCGATCGGCCCTGAAAAGCCCTTGAAACGCGCGTTGCTCAT